CTGATGAAGAGCTGGAAGCCTATGAACAACAGGTAACACCAGCTGAAGCAAGTACTCAAACTCCTGAGACTACATTCCGGGAGGCTACACCAGAGGAGAATAAAGCTGCTGGTAATGTCCAACCTGTTAAAGGCCCTGAAGCACAGGCAAAGGGGCAGTTGATGAATGCTATTCAACCACAACAACCTGTCAATACAGGCTCTGGTTTTATCTACGGTAGTGGTGATCCTAATGCTACTCTTGGTGAGGATGTAGGTACCTATGCTACTCGTACCTTTGAGCGTATGGGTGCTCTTGGTATGGGTCTTATTGACTTCGGTATGGATGGCATTGGTCGCATCAAAGGTGCTCAAAGTATTGATGATGCCTGGGATAAGTATACCAAGTTCAGTAACCCTGCTATTCAAAAGGTACGGGAAGCTGCTTCTATTGTTCTTCCTTCCATCATTGCAGGTCAAGGAGCTGTAGCTGGTGCTAGTAAGTTAGTAGGTTCTGGTGGTCTTGCACGAGGTCTTGCTGCACTTGGTCTTACTACTACAGCTGATGTAGGTATCAACCTTATCAGTGACCAAGCTGAACGTGATGAGACCTTAACTACCTTTATCCATAAAACAGCTCCTTGGATTCCTGTTGTTCCTGGTCTCATTAACCAAGACGGCGAATCACCACAGGTACGTCGTCAACGTAACATCTATGAATCAGGAGCGTTGAATGTTGTAGGAGATCTCCTTGGTTATACCATTGAAGCTGTGAAGGCTGGTAAACGTGGTATCATGCATTGGTTTGAACCTAACGATGCTACTGCTAAAGCATACAAAGCTGAGGAGATTACCAACAATGCTGATCCTGCAACAGCTGTACGTCTTTCTGAGATTGAAGGTGAGAAGGAAGCTGTTCAACAACAAGCTGCTGCACTTACTGAACAAGCCCTTGTTGATCCCGTCAATAGCGTAACACTAAGCCTCCAAGCAGATGACGCTATGAGGGCCGCTAAGACGCTTGAAAACGAGAGTGTAGAGCTTACTGCGGAGTACGCCTCTAAGGGCTATTCTAGGCTCACAGAGGACCCTCTGGAGAGCTATGTGGAGCGTATGCAGACTAGCCGTGATGTCCAGATTGATGACATCGGTAAGGGTCGCTACTTTGATGCACCTGAAGGTGAGGCTGATGCATTCATTACACGTAACATGTTCCCTGAAGGTTCTACTGTTACATTGAGTCAGTCTCCTGGTAGTGTAGCACGTAACATGGCTGATACTACCCACATCAAAGAAGTATCGTATGGTAATGGTAGTCCTGCTCCCATTATGTCTGAGCGTGCTTATTACGACATTGCTAAGGGTAATACTACCACTCGTGATATCATCCTAGATATTGCTGAGAATGCACGTAAGGCTGGTAACTTCGATGCAATTGTAGATGGCTTCCGCTACACCAAACAGCATATGTCTGAAGGTGCATGGAAAATCTACCGTGATATTGTCACTCCCGATATAGAGCTTGAAGACGTTAAGCGAATCTTCATGGATAATCGGAGTGTTCAGGGAATGCTTGATGGTCGTAGGATTTCCTATGTTAACGAACAGCAGGCAGAAGCTATTGCTCTTGCTCTTCGTGACCTTACTGATAAGTACATCGGTCGGTTGTCTGCTGAAACCTCTGCTCGTGCTATGGATACTGTAGCACGGGAAGCTACTGACTTTGCAGAAGGTTATAAGGCATTCCCAGAGACTGCTGATTATGACCGTGTTACTGAAGCCCTTGCTGATCGTATGGGTTTCTTGATGACTGAGTTCGGTCTTAATAAGTTCATTGCTGGTTGGGCTCTTAAGAACCATGATCGGTGGCAGAAGATGGTACAAAAGGCACCTGATCCTGCAGCTGCTCTTAAAGGATATTCTAAGGAGTTGGATGAAGCTTTGGCTATGATGAGGACTCGTGGTGATCAGTATCGCAACATGATTGTGACTACAGCACGAGAGCATCCTGAAGCTATGCAAGCTTTGATGAATGCCTTCTCCCTCACTAAGGGTGATGTGGACACCTATGAAAAGTTGATGAAGTACACTGCTCAACAAGTAAGCCCGATGGGTATCTTGTTCAGTGGTGGTGAAGGTATGAACGCCTTCGCTCAAGGTGCCTGGAGTGTTGTCTACAATAACATCCTGTCTGGTATCTCAGCTGTACGTGCGGTTGGTAATAACATCAACATGCTAGCCCTTAAGCCTATTACCGCTTATATGGGTACTGGTATGGGTTACATGATGGGTACTCACTCTAAGAAGGACTTCGCACGCCTTGGTTATATTCATGCTAATACTTGGGAGGTAGCACGTAAGTCTCTTGGGGCTATGTGGGATACATACCAAAAGGCATGGAACAACGGTAAGTGGGGTAATGATGCTACTTGGGATCCTAAACTACTTGCACGTGATGACCTGATGGATCCTAATCCTACGGTGTGGGATACATTGGGTGAGATGGAAGCTGTATGGGAACAGAATGGTGATATTGGTAAGTTGTATCAATATCGTGTTGCTCGGTTCCTACATGACCTTGGTAATTGGCGTTGGGCTAAGTATGGGACTAATGGTCTTGTATCTGCTGATGCTTATGTGACTACTACCTTGGCTCACCAAACAGCACGACTGCATGGCTTTGAAGAGGTATGGGACATTGGATTCAAAGGTGAGGAGATGAGTAAGCTTCTTGAGAAGTCTACTAAACTTGCCTATGATGAGATGTTTGATGCTACAGGTATGTTGACTGATCAAGCTGCTAGGTATGCTGGTGGTGAGATTGCACTGAACCTGGAGGATGCAACAGCTAACTGGATTACGATGGGTGTGAACAAAGTACCTGCTGCTAAGCCTTTGTTTATGTTCCCTAAGACTGGTATGAATGCCGCTAAGGTGATGGCTTCTTATACCCCACTGGCTATGATTCCTGGGTCTTCTAGGTACTCTAAGATCCTGATGGCTGGTAATGACATTGAGAAGATTACCAAAGCATTGCAAGAACATGGTATTGACTTTGCTACCCAACCTAATGCTATGGCGATCTATAAAGGTCTTCAGGCTGAATACATGGGTCGTGTTGCCTTTGGTACTGGTTTGGCAGTTAGTCTTTATGGCTATGCCCTTGGGGGTAATGTTCGAGGTAATGGTCCTCAGAATCCGGCAGAACGTCAAAAGCTTCGGGATAACTTTAACTGGCAACCCAAGACGATTAAGATTGGTGGTAAGTGGGTTAGCTATGCTGGTCTACCTCCGTTTGATCCGGTCCTTACAATGCTTGGTGATCTAGCTTATTACCAACGAGATATCGGATCTACTGTTACTGAGGATTGGCTTGGTAAGCTTGGTTATACCTTCTCTATGACATTTGCTAATCAGACTTGGTTGGCTGGTCTGGAACCTCTTGTTGCTATCATGAACCAAGAGACAGGGGCAGCTGAACGGATGCTTGCTAATCAAGTTCGTTCCTTTATTCCTCAATCTGGTACTCTTGGTGTTGCAGCTAAGGCTATTGATAATTCCCAGAAGGATATCTATAAGGACTTTATTGGTTACATTAAGAACCGACTTCCTGGTGTCAATACAACTCTACCTCAGCAAATTGATATCTACACTGGTAAAGCAGTGAACGATATTGATAACCCGATCCTACGCGGTCTTAATGCAGTATCACCTGTTCAATTCAGTGATGATGCTGAACCTTGGAGACAGTGGCTTGTTGATACAGGTTGGGATGGTGTGCAACGAATTCGTAAGGACTCTTCTGGCAACCATGAATACACACCTGCTGAACGTGAAGTACTGTATAAGTACATTGGTGAGCAGCAGATCTGGAAGGAGTTTGATAAGCTAAGGAAGAATAAAAAGTACAACGATCAACTGGATCGTGTACGTGCTATGCGTGTTGAAGGTGTGGACTCCGATAAGGTTGATGTGGCTCAACTTGAGGTATATTCAGTCCTTGATGATATCATGCTTAAAGCACAGAAGGCAGCAGAGAAGCGGCTGCAAAACGATAACCCGGATATGTGGGAAGCCATCAACCTCAGCATTCGTAATAAGAACCTACTACAGCAGGGTCGTGTAGATGATGCTCGGCGTGCTGCTGATCGTAGGGAGCAAATCCAACAATTAACGAACATGTACCGATAAATGGCAATTACTGAATCTTTCCCTACGGGGAACGGGACGACTGGTCCGTATAGTTTTAATTTCCCGTACCTTGATACTACAGATGTTAAAGTAAGTGTTAACGGTAGTTCTGTTACGGAATTTTCCCTCCCCAGTCAGTATCAAATTTTATTCACTTCCTTAACTCCGTCTGCTTCCGATGTTATTCGGATTTACCGTCAAACTGATGATAGCAACCTATCGGCTACGTTCTACCCAGGCTCAGCTATCCGTTCACAGGATCTGAACGATAACTTTACTCAGACACTTTACGTTGCACAGGAAACAGCAACATTTGCTGCTGGCACCGATGCGTCCTCCGTAGCTAGTGATGCAGCTACAGCTCTTTCTAACTCCCAGCAGGCCATTTCTACAGCCAACAACGCGGAGACAGTAGCCAACGGTATTGCCGCTACGGCTAACCAAGCAAGCACCGATGCTGCAGCTGCAGTCAGTACTGCCAACACAGCATCTTCTACTGCCACCGCTGCTCAGACTACAGCCAATGCTGCTCTCCCCAAGGCTGGTGGAACGATGACTGGGGACATTGTATTCAATACCACCCAGACCTATCCAAAGGTCCCCCAGAATGCAAAGACAGCTGCATACACACTAGTAGCTGCTGATGCAGGTAAACACATCTCTATCACTACTGGTGGTATCACTGTACCTTCTGGGGTGTTTGCTGTTGGGGATGCTGTGAGTATCTATAACAACAGTGGTAGTAGTCAGACTATTACTCAAGGTACAAGCGCAACTCTACGTCTTGCTGGATCCGCTTCTACAGGAAACAGAACACTCTCGCAATACGGACTATGTACAATCTTATGCGTTGCTTCAAATACATTCGTCGTATCTGGAGCTATTGTATCGTGAGTATTATTCAGCTACTAGCTAATGCTGGTCCGAGACCTAGTGCTGATCCAGATGCTGCTTATCTAAAGGCAGCTTTACCGCTTAATACTTGGGCTGAGTTTAATGATCAATCTCCGATAATTAGGGGTTCTGGATCAGCTGCTAGTGTCACCAACTACTATGATTCTGGTCCTACTAATGCCCAGATTATTCAGACAAGCATCTCTAAGTTCTACGGCAGCTCCGCTCAAAAGGCTATAGGAGCTAACGATAACGTCTTCAGAGAGAGTCACATTGACCTGGATCTAGGTAGTGGTAATGCAATTGGGACCGGTGACTTCTGCATTGAGTTCTGGTTCTATACCGATTCATATGCGGTCCCAACAGGTGCCACTAGGAGAGGGCTGCTGTTTCCACCCTGGCGTAACAACTCTAATGCTGATGGATACGTCCCTATGATGTACTTCACCAGCAATCAGATATATGTACGCAATGCCGAAGACAACACTACTTATTTAACCAGTGGTGGCCTAAGCACCGGAACTTGGTATCACGTAGCACTCATTAGAAGCAGCGGAAACCTCCTGTTGTTTGTCAATGGAGTTGTGCAAGGTAACGTAGCCGTAGGTACTAACTGGACCGGCTACAAGTATTTCTTCTTCGATACTATCCGCTGGTATCAGAATCCATTTTGTATGCAGGATCTACGTGTCTACATCGGTACTGCTAAATACGGCGGCAACTTCACGCCTCCTGGGGCGATGTTCATCTAACTCTACACATTATGGCTTTTCCTGCTAACCCCAGTCCTGGGGACACTTACACAGATACATATGGAACCATTTGGGTTTACGCTGGTGCTGCTAATGGGTGGTATCGCAAGACTGTAAATCCAAATAACGAAACAAACTATGCCTCTACTGAGGTATATTCTAACGTTGTCCCAACCTTTACTGTTGGTACACGTACAACTGAACGTACAATCACTGCTGGTTCATTTGATCTTAGCACTGGTAACCTGTGGACAGTAGGTGCAATCACTGTCCCTAATCCTACTAATGCAGTAGCAACACAAACAGGTGCTATTCGTATTACTGCTGGTCCTACTGCTTGGGGTGCAAACTTTAAGTTCCCTGGTGGTACTGCACCGACGATTGCTACGTTCCCTGCAGTCATCCCTTTTTATGTTCAAGACAGTAATACTATCTTGATGGGTAATGTTACGGAGGGTATTACATGACCACTAATAGTGAATATCTATTCTCTGGTGGTGGTGGTGGTGCTGCTGAGTACCAGATTGAACGTAGCGTTCGGTTCAACAGCAGTGACAGCGCCTATTTGTCCAAAGTTCTGTCCACCACGTCAACAACGACTACATGGACATGGAGCGCTTGGGTTAAAAGATCTTCGCTGGTATCAAAAGGTCTTTTCGGTGCATTTTATAACAATTCGTCTAGATATTTTCTGATTAGATTTGGCGCCTCAGATCAAATTGAGATATTTGGTGGCATTTACTCCACTAGTCCTACGAACACAAATGTTAATTTAATCACTACTTCTGTTTACAGGGATCTTTCCGCGTGGCTGCATATTGTTTTTACATATGACACCACCAACGGAACATTGTCTGATCGGGCTCGTTTGTATGTCAATGGTGTTCGCGTCACTGATTTTTCCACTGCAGCTTATCCAGGGCTTTCTTCTTCAACTTTTGTCAATCAAAGCATTGCATCCCACTACTTAGGCTCGTGGTGGAATGTAAGCGAGTTTTTTGACGGCTACCTTGCCGACATCCACTTCATCGACGGCCAAGCCCTAGACCCCACCAGCTTCGGTGAGTTCGACGATAACGGTATCTGGCAACCGAAGGCATACAGCGGTGGCTCCTACGGCACCAACGGCTTCCACCTTCCCTTCAACGACAACAGCACTGCAGCCGCATTAGGGACGGACACTAGTGGGAATGGGAATGATTGGACGGTTAATAATCTCTTCACTCGTTCAGCAACAACTCTACCTGCCGTTGCTTTTGATGGTAGTGGAGATTATTTGAGTTTGGCAAGTAGTACTGACTTTGAGTTGGGTTCTGGTGATTTTACAGTAGAATGTTATGTAAACTTTAACAATCTTGCTTCAAGTAGTGGATATAGTGCTATAGTTAACAGGCATTCTTATTCTGGTGGAACTGGTTGGGGACTTTGGAGTCAAGCATCAAAATTTGGATTTTGGATGAACGGAGTAGCCATTCAAGTCAACAGTGGAAATACAATAACAACTGGAAAATGGTATCATGTTGCAGCAGTAAGGAGTGGCTCAACTGTTACTTTATATGTTGATGGGATTTCAAATGCATCTACCACAAATTCAAGTTTTACAGACACGCCTTCACAACCACTTGGAATTGGTGTTGCTAATGTTAATGGTGGTTGGAATGGTGAATATGGGGTGAATGGTTCCATTAGCAACCTCCAAGTCGTCAAAGGAACAGCACTCTACACATCAAACTTCACACCACCATCAGCACCACTTACGGCAGTATCTAACACCAAGCTTCTTTGTTGTCAGTCCTCCACTTCTGCCACAGCAGCAACAGTTTCACCTGGTACTATCACTGCAAATGGTAATGTTTTTGCCACGACTAAAAGTGATTCAAGTCCCAATGAAGACTCCCTCGTCGATAGCCCCACCAACTACGGCACAGATACGGGTGTCGGGAATGAAGTGAGGGGATGCTACTGCACGTTGAATCCGCTAGCTATCGGATCGTTTACGCTTTCTAACGGTAATTTGGATGTTGTGTCTACTGGTAGTTACGGAAAAGCATTAACTACGTTTGGAATGTCAAGCGGCAAGTGGTATTTTGAATCAACCATGAATGTCGCAAATCCCTACAACTGCATAGGCATTGCCAATACCAACGCTTTTTACAATCTATCCCAGTATGCTGGCCAATCAAATACCGATTGGACATATTTGGGTGATGGTCGCAAAGTAAGTAATGCAGGAAGAGTGGCGTATGGAAGTAGTTACACGTCGGGAGACGTTATTGGTGTCGCATTTGATGCTGATGCAGGTACATTAACTTTTTACAAAAACGGATCAAGTCAGGGGACAGCTTTCACTGGACTTACGTCTGGACCATATTTTCCTGTAGTCGTTGATGATTCAAACGGTGATCAAACAAATCAATCATTGAACTTCGGCCAACGCCCCTTCGCCTACCCAGCACCCAGCGGCTTCAAAGCACTCACTACGGCAAACCTACCAACACCAACAATTGCTGATGGGTCTACAGCGATGGATGTGGTGACTTATACGGGTAACGGTGGCACGCAGACTATTTCGGGGTTGGAGTTTAGCCCGGATTTGGTGTGGTTTAAAGATCGCAGCGCAGGCTACTACCACAGCCTGTTGGATACAATTCGCGGCACAAGTCTTCGTATTTCTACAAATAATACTGATGCAGAAAATGATGGCAGCGCTGGCGGCGCAACTCCTTTGCTTAGTTCGTTCAATTCTGATGGATGGACAATGCCTAACGGCAATAAAAATACCAACGAAAGCGGCACCACATACGTCGCCTGGACCTGGGACGCCGGTAGCAGCACCGTCACCAATAACGATGGCACCATTACTAGTCAGGTAAGAGCTAATCCGAGTGCGGGGTTCTCGATTGTTAGCTGGACGGGCGGAACTAATCCCGGCACCGTTGGTCATGGACTTGGCGTATCGCCTGAGCTGATTATCGTAAAAAGTCGTGACAATAACGGAAATTGGTATGTTTACCATCAATCAGTTGGAGCAGGGATCTATCTTGCGTTAAACCTAACTAATCCAGCCGCGGCCTCAGCTACCGCATGGGACAATACAGCGCCCTCGTCTACAGTTATTTCCTTCAATTCCGGGGGCACTAATCCTGCAGATGCACTAATTGCTTACTGCTTCGCCCCAGTCGAAGGCTACAGCGCATTCGGTACATACACCGGCAACGGCAGTGCGGATGGTCCGTTCGTGTTTTGTAATTTCCGCCCCAGGTGGGTGATGATTAAACGAACCACAGGTACCGTTGATGACTGGCAAATTCGTGACACAAGCAGAAGTCCGTATAACACCATGCAGCAAACTTTATTTGCAAATTTAAGCAACGCAGAAGTAACGTTGACGGATCGGAATACAGACCACCTTTCCAACGGATTTAAATTACGTGGAACAGACCCAGAAAATAATGCCTCTGGAGCCACCTACATCTACGCCGCCTTTGCTGAGAACCCCTTCAAAACCGCACGCGCACGCTAATACTAACTATGTTTGTACTAAATGGAAAGACCCTTTCACCAGATCGGGCATTTACAACTGAAGATGGGAACCAGTACCCAGCAAACTGGCTTCGTTTAGCTACTCCAGAACAGCGTGCAGCGATTGGTATTACCGAAGTTCCTGACCCTGTTCAGAGTTACGATCAACGCTTCTATTGGGGTCCAAAGCTTCCTAAGGATCACGCTCAACTCGTAGAACAATGGGTAGGTCAAACAAAGCAAACTGCAGGTTCACTGCTTGCTCAATATGACTGGTACATTGTCCGTCAAGCTGAAACAGGTAAAGCTGTACCACAAGAAGTTCTTGACTACCGTTCTGCTGTACGTGTTGTCTCTGATAACCGTGAAGTACTGATCAACGGTACAACCACCACTGATGAACTCTATGCAGTCATTATTGGTGACTATAACGGTCTCTTTCCGTGGCCACGTGGACCGTTTGAACCGGAACCAGTGGTAGAAGAAGCCATTGAATCACTCCTTATTGCTGGTGACACGGAACCCAGTGAAGAACCCACTCTCCCTGAATAATCATGCTTACTATCCTTGGCATTAAAGTGTCCTATGAGGCACTTATTTTTTTCGCTCTTTTTATTGGCTCTGAAGTAATTGGTGCTTCTAAGCTTCGTGAAAACAGCGTTGCTCAACTCTTTGTACGTGTTGTGGAAGCACTGAAGCCTCACCGTACTGAAGATGACAAGATTCAACGTATTAAGGATACTTTCAAATGAGCATCAAACTCCTTGACGTTATTAAAAACTACAAGGGGTTACCTCATCAAAAGCAAGCCATTGAGGCTCTAGAGCGTCTTCTAGGGTCTTATGGCTTGTCTAATGATGCGGAGTGGGTAAAGATCTGGCGTACACCTACTCCGGTAGCTCCTCAACAATTTACAAATACCTGGGAAGGTATTGAAGCTGCAGCTAGGGCTTGTGGTGCTAAGTTTCCAGAAGTAGTTGCTGCACAATGGGCACTAGAAAGTGCATTTGGTACAGCCACCAGTGGTAAGAACAACTACTTTGGTATCAAAGGTACGCCTGGCACTATTAAGACCACCTGGGAAGACTACGGCTATGGTCCCGTAACTATCAAAGCTTCCTTTAAAGACTTCGCTACCCCTTACGACTGTGTGAATCACCTTGTTACCCAATGGTACAAGGATTACAAAGGTTATAAGGGTGTCAATCGAGCCACCTCTCGTGAAGATTGTGCATACCTCCTCAAAAAGGAAGGTTATGCCACTGATCCCGTATATTCACAGAAGCTGATTCGATTGATGGAGCAACATGATTGAAGCAGGAGTAGCGGCAGGCATAGCTCTTCTTACAGCTATTGTGTCTGTTCATAATCGACTTCATACTAAGATTAGTGAAGTTGATAACCGTGTAGATCAGATAGAACTTCGTGTAGCTGAGAACTATGTTCAAAAGCAAGAGTTATCTACTGCACTACAAAAGATGGAGGATCACATGATTCGCATCGAAAATAAATTAGACCAAATCGTAATGAGAAATGGCTAAGAAAAAAGCTACTGAGGATATGTTTAACGAGCTTCACAACCTCGTAACTACTGAGTTCCTCAACCGTATTAAATCTGGTGAAGCTTCTGCACAGGAGCTTAAAGCAGCTTGTGATTGGCTAGCAAAGAATGATATCAGTGGGGTTGCTTATGAAGGTAACCCACTTGATAAATTAGCTAACATCATGCCTCAAGTAGATCCTGAACTTGTACAACGGAGACTGTATGGCAAGTCGTACGTCTGAATACTATAAGAAGAATCTTGAAGCACGGGCTAACCGTCTTAAGCAGCAAGCTAGGTACAATAAAACAACTGATGGATTGAAGATCCGTACTGCTGCTAATAAATTGAATAGGAAGCTAGGTACCTACGGTAATGGTGACGGGAGGGATGCCTCCCACACTGGTCCTAATAGGGGGAGACTTGAATCCCCCAAGGTTAATCGCACTAGGCCACGGCGAGGTAAAAAGTACGCATCATGACCCCGTTGCTACCCTCTCCTGATCACTACCTTTACAACCTGATGACAATGACAAGTCCTGAAGCTAAGCGCCTCTGGAGGCGTGCCATCAAAGAACACTTCAACTGCACTTGTGCATATTGCGGAGAACACTATGACATTAATCAACTTACTCTTGACCACGTTCGTCCTAAG